TCGCGGATCTGGAGAGGTGCATCGCCTGGACCTGGCTGGAGATCCGACGTGGCTGACCAGACCCGCACTCGCCGCCGCGTCGTCACCGTCACCGAGCGGCGCTGCGCGGCGTGTGGCGCGTGGTGGGCGCCGAAAAAGAAAGACGCGCGGCTGTGTTCGCCTCGCTGCCGGCAGCGGGCCAAGCGCGAGCGTGACCGGCGCTAGCCGCTACCCTTGGGCTGACTGGCGCCTCCGTGGCCAAGGATCCTGCAGCGGGGACCGGGCGGCTACTGCCACCTCTGCTTCCGCGCCGAGCTCAAGGGTCCGACTGTGAAATCTCGTCCTCGTCGGCAAGCAGAACGAGGGACGCGGCGTAGACGACCGCCCCCAGCAGCTCGCGTCGACGCTGCTCCGGTGGCAGCCGCCAGGTCTCGTCGAGCTTCTTTGCGTACTGCCCTGCGTTGAACCCGGGTCCTCGAGGACCGAGGCTCCTCGGGATCTGGAAGATCGGCTGCTCGATCCACGGCTCGCCGCTCGAGTGGCGCTCGTGCCCCTTTCCGTGCTGGGCCTGCTCGAGTGCCTCGAGTAGCACGAGCTCGAGCTGCTTGTACTCAGCACGCGCAGCACCGAGGAGCCCGCTCACACGCTGAGCTTCTGCTCGATGCGCGCGCACGTGTCGCGCACTTCCTCGACCTGTCTGGCCATGTGGCGCACGTCGGTGTCGAGGCGCACGACGGTGTCATGATCAGAGCGCGAGGATGATAGCGCCTGCTCGAGCACGGCTAGCTTCCCGGCGTGCTCGCGCTGCGCACCGTAGAGCTTCAGCGCCCACCCGACCGCTCCGCTGCCGAGCAGCATCGAGACGATCGTCGCGATGTCGCCCGGCGTCACCGAGCGTCCTCGTCGTGCTCGATCGCGTCGATCGAGTGGCCAGGGTCGATGAGCTCGAGCCCGGCGTCGAGGATCTTCGCGAGCGGGTACTTCCACGGGATCCGCCGCCCGTGCGCGATCTTCAGCCGGCCGAGCCGCGAGCTGACCGTCTCGTCCTCGTTCGCGCGCCGCTCGTAGAAGAGGATCGGCGCCAGGATCGTGTGCCCGAGCTGATCCAGCGCGAGCAGGACCCCCATGGTCCACGTTCGCCCCGGCACGACGAGCTCTACTTGCCCGCGGCCGCGGTGGCCATCTTCAGGAGCAGGTTGCGGCCGCCGTAGGCGCCGACGATGACGCCGGCGGAGCGGATCAGGTCGCGCACCGCGCCGGTGACGCCCTCGGGGAAGACCACCTGGACATCGGGGTCGCCCGACACCGCGGTCAGCGCGTCGGCAGGGAGGACGCCCTGGCTCACGAGGAACCAGGCGGCGACGACGAGCGCGATGCCGCGCACGGTGTTGCTCTTGTCGGGACCGAACAGGCCGAGGAAATTCATGGAGTCTCCTTTTCGAGAAGCGGCAGGCTCGCGGCATAGGCCGCGAGGTCGATGTATCGCGAGGCGAAGCCGACGACGTTGGACCAGTCGCCGCGCGCCCTGGCCTTGCCGAGCGCGTAGTCGGAGCGCGCGTCGATCGTCGCGGCGATGACCGCGGCCGCGCCGTGCCGGGCGATGGCGATCGCGAGGGCCGCGTGCGTGGCGCGCCCAATCACGCCGTCGATGTTCGCGCCGACCGCGGCCTGGAGGAACCTCTGCGCGCGCTTGGGCCCGTGGTGGATCGCCGCGTCGAGCGTAACGATCGCGAACGGCGCGCGGAGCTCGTCGCAGTGGGCGAGTGTCCAGTAGCGCTCCCGATACATGATCTCGGCCGACACGCGCGTCAGTGTCGGGACGTCGACGTCGGGGTTGAAGTTCTCCGCGATGCCGTAGCGCGTGAAGCCACCGGGGTCGCCGGGCGTCAGGTGCGGGAACCCGTCCTCGCGCCCACCGCTCTCCCACCGGATCATGGTGAAGGCGAGAGCGCGCGCGAAGGTCACGGCGGGAAGCAGCTCGAGCCAGCGCCGAACTCGAGCGCGCCGATGTCCCAGCCCGCGTCGAGACCGCGGCAGAGCCCCAGCGCGTCGGTCAGGCGGCCGAGATTGAAGCCGGCGTTGATCGTCGACCCGTTCGGACTCGCGAGGGCGAAGTCGTCGATCTGCGTCAGCGCCACCTCGGCGGGCGGGGATGCCAGAACCGACTCCGACGTCGTCAGCAGATTGTTCGATGGGGTGACGTTCGCCATGTCGTTCGGCGTCGAGTCGCCTGTGTAGCCCGGCCAGACCACGAGATTGTTTCGCGTCTCGCAGCCGGTCGGGCAGCCGCTACCACCGACGCCGATGCCGCCCGTGTACTCCATGTTGAAGGCCGCCGCGTCGTCGGCGAAGAGGGTGTTGTTGTAGAGGCGCACGTCGCCGTCGAGCGAGGAGCCGGACAGGCGCGCGCTCGGCTCGCCGTGGATTCGGATCAGCGCGAAGCTCCCCGACTGCGCGCCCTGGAGATCCCACACGTTGTTCCGGATCGTGTGCGATCCGCCCTGGACTTCGAGCAGTCCGAAGCGGCCCGACGGCCCGCGCGAGTCGTACGTGGTGAAGTTCCGCTCGAAGACGAAGTCCTTCGTGTCGACGACGTGGCCCGCGCCGTCTCCGGGGGAGCAGCTGCCCTGCGAGCAGTTGCAGCCGGAGTCCACGCACCAGCGCGGCATCCCGCCGTTCCCCGGCTCCTCGAAGAAGTTGTCCGCGATCAGCACCCACTTGTCGTCTTCCAGGTCGGTGCCCTGCGAGCCGGGCGCCACGCCATCCCAGGCCCGGAGCTGCATGTGCTCGCGACCGGATCCGGCGTTGATCCAGTCGTTGTGCGCGAACACGGCCCAGGAGACGTGCTGCGAGCGGAGCGACGAGAGTCCGCCCGCCGCGTTGCCGTTGTCGAAGGTCACGCCCATCCACAGCAGGTGGTCGGTGTGGAGCCAGCTCCCGTATCCGCCGCTCGACCCGTCGCCCTGGCATCGGACCTCGACGAACGCCTGCAACTGCTGGAACCGGGTGACCACACCTTCGGAGGTCTGCGCGGCGTTGATGCAGGTCGTCGTGAAGCCCGCGCTGATGTCGTAGAAGGTGACGTTGTCTCGGCGGCCGTCGTTGTCCGACCCGAGCCCGGGTGCGCCCGGGACGAACAGCGCGCCCTGGGACCCGTTGTTGATCCTAACGCCCGTGACGGTCCACCCGCGACCGGGGCGGAAGTCACCACCGCTCTGGTTGATGATCGGCTCGGCACCCTCGCCGAACGCCTCGATCATTCCGGGGTCGGCGTCGGAGATCATCAGATCTGTGAGCGCGGTGGTCGTGTAGGTATCGCCGCGGCGCAGCAGAATGCGCTTCTTCGAGCTGTCCGCGTTCGCGCAGTCGTCGCTCCCGTCGCAGTTGTCACCACCCGTGATGGCCGTGGAGAACGTCGGCGAGCCATCCACGAGCAGGCACCGCTCGGCGTCGGCCCCGCCGCAGTCGAGCGGACATCCGGTCCAGTCCGCGCTGGTCGCCAGACAGCGAGTGTTGGCTGCCGAGAAGTGCGCGGCTGGATCGGCCACCACGACCTGGCGAGTCGTCGTGCTCGAATCGCCGACGGGGTTCCAGACCTTGAGCGCGACCGTGTACTCGCCGGGCTGCGTGTAGACGTGTCCAGCGCCTGGCCCCTGGTCGATGTTCTTCAAAGAGCTGAGCCCCGCACGCGCGCGCGCGCCGGTGGTCCAGTCGCCGCTCTCCGGATCCCCGAAGTGCCACATGTAGAGCAGCGTGTGAAACTCTCGGGTGTATACCGAATCGGTGGTCTCGTTCGTGCCGTTGCCGATTGGGTCGAAGTGGACCGCGCAGGGCGCTACGCAGGTCGAGCCCTGGATCTTCCGCGCCGTGAAGCTCGCAGTGACCGTGCCGGGCAGCGTCGCCTGCCCGAGCGTCCCATTCGTGATGCTCCCGCCGCTGATCGTCTGCGCGTGCGCGCCGCCGGCGAGCACCATGAGAAGCGCGAGGAGAACGGACCAGGTCGAGCTCATCGGACACTCCCACTGGTCACGGCCGTGCCGCCGCGCATGCTCTCTCGGAACGGGGCGGCGAGGACGTTCGCCGACTCGACGGTGCCGGTCGCCCCCGCCTGGATCTCGATCGCGGAGAGGTTCCCGTAGACGTGGTTAGCCGTGACGGTTGCGTTCGCGGACTCGCAGACGCCGGCCTCGTGGTACACGGAGATCCCTGCGCCGGTGCCGTTGCCGAAGACCTCGTTCCCGGTGATCAGGTGGTTCGTCCCGCAGGTCTGGATGCCTTCGCCCGTTGGACCCGCCAGGCCGTTCCCGTACACGCGGCTGTTTCGGATCGTGTTCCGGTCGGGTTCGCTCGGACCGCCGTCGTAGACGTGGACACCCGTCGCGGCGTTTCCGTAGATGTTGCAGTCGTCGACCAGGTTGTCGTCGGAGCTGAAGTAGACGCCGTGGTCCAGGTTGAGGTGCCGCCCGTTGGCGTAGATCGCCATGCGGACTACCTCGACGAAGTCGCCACCCTCGCTGGTGAGAACTCCGTTGGCTGGCGAGTTGAAGACTTCGCCGTCCCGGAACCGGACGTGAGTGGAGGCGCCCTCCCCTCCCGACGTAACCTTCACGGCCTGCGCGCCGGTCACGTTCACAGCGTCGAGACGCAGCCCGACGAACTCGATCCAGCTCGCGCTGGTCTCGGCGAGGAAGACGACCCCGTTTTGCGTAGCACCCGGGCGGAGCGTCACGGCATCGCCCGGCCAGGCCGAGACGATCAGGGCGGTCGGCCAGCTCGAGCCGCCGTTGATGTCCGCGGCGCCGGCGGTCGTGATCGCCTCGAGGTAGGTGCCGGCGTGGATCCAGATCGTGTCGCGCGGACCCGCGAGCGCGAGCGCAGCGGCGATCGTCGCGCACGGCGCGCCGACGGTGCAGGCGGAGCCGCTACCGGTCGTCGCGACGTGGTACTCGGCGGCGCGCGCGATCGGGGCGTGCAGCGCGGCCGCGACCGCGGCCGCGAGCACCAGGCGGCGCAGCACGGCTACCTCGCGTCGAAGTCGAACGGGAAGCAGGCCTCGGACGTCACCGTCGACGAGCTCACCTGTCCGTTGCCGTCACCCGAGCGCACCTGCCAGTACGGGTTCCAATCGTGCCCGCAGATCGTCTTCGTGCCCGGGCTGATCGAGACGACGGTGTACATGGTCCCGTTCCCGTCGCTGTTCGTGATCCCGTTCCCGCCGTCGTTGACGTTGTGGCGGTTGGCCTCCTGCCAGTTCGAGAAGACGCCGACGACAGAGGCGTCGGGGTCGGCGCCGAAGAGTGCCGTGATCTGCGTCTTGGCGCTCGAGTCCCCGATCCAGTGGCCACCCGCGAACATGAATAGCTCGCCCATTCCCGCGGTCCCGGCATGATTGCACCAGGCCGAGTAGTTGCAGCCGATCTTCTCGCGCAGGTAGGCGCCGGCGACCGGCGCGATCGGCTCGGGTTCGGCACCGGCGATGTCATGCTGCAGATACACCGTTGGGTTATTGCCTCCGCAGCCCCAGACGCTCGTGAGCCAGGAGGTCAGCGTTGCTCCGCGCGTCGGCTGTGTGGTCACATCGTAGTGAAAGTCAGCGTACGCGACCCCGATCGCACAGATCGGGCGGCCGCTCGCGTTCGGAATGAGGATCGCGAGCGACATCCGGTACGTCGGCTCGAGCGAGTAGAACCAGGACTCGCTCTCGATATCGAGGTCGTCGATCAGGGCGTGCCACACCGACCAGGGGTCGTGGTTTCCCTGCAGCGGCATGTACGGCTTGCCGGAGGTCTTGATCGTCTGCCAGAAGTAGTTGATCCGCTCGATCTGCCCGGCGTAGCCGGCGAGCTCGAGCGTGGCGATGTCCGCGACCTCGATCAGGCCGTTCTCGGCGTGCACCTGGCTCGACGGGACGTCGAGCATGTCGCCGAGCGATAGGATCGCGTCGCAGGCAGGGTGATCGACCGGGTACTGCGCGCCGGAGCGCACGTTGTCCGGGCCCTTGATCGCCGAGTAGTCGATCGCGTTCATATTCCCGGTCAGGCTGTGCGCGAGGTTCTGCAGCAGGATCGCGCCGGTGTTTCCCCAGTCGACGGAGCAGTACGGGGAGCTCGTGCAGCTCGCGCCGGTGCAGAACCCGGGAGTCACACCGCACGGGGTAGGCTCGGAGTCGAAGTCGCTCTGCGATGCGGCGTTCTGCGTGTCCGGGACCAGGCAGAGATGGACGTCGCGAGCGTTCAAGTTGCCGCTCGCTGCGCCGCCGACTGAGGCGCCGCCGATCGTCTGAGCGCTTGCCGAGCTCGCCACCAGGAGCGCGAGCAGGAGAAGCCACTTCACCGGAGCGCACCCATGACGGTCAGGACGCCGTCGATCGTTCCGCCGCACGAGCAGCCAGAGCCGCTCGGACACTGCGAGGCACCTGCGTCGATGAGGACGGCCTCGACGCGATCCCCCGCAGTGACGTTGTACGAGACGGCCGCGTACTGCCGCTCGGTCGCCGCGTCGAGCGCCGCCGCGCCCCAGTCGAGAAAGTCGGTGTCGGAACCCTGCGTCATCCCGTTGATCGCGATGCCGATGTCGCAGCCGTTCGTGGTCGCCGGCGTCGTGGCGCCCACGCGAATGAAGAGCCCGAAGCCCGTGATGCGCATGTCGAAGAGCGCGTACATCGCCGTGTTCGCGGAGTTGCACGTGCCCGAGCCGGCGCCGGTCGAGACGCCGTTCGCCAGGTTCAGGCAGGTCGTCGCGGTGGCGGTCGCAGAGACCCGGTCTTGCCACCAGACGAACGGCGCCGCACCCACCGCGAGCTGCGAGAACCCGACGGTGTTGTTCGTCAGGAGCGAGGCGCCGCTGAGCTTGCCGTCGGTGCCCGGTGTGAGCGAGAAGTCGGTCGAGAGGTTCGTCGCGCCGAGGTCAATGCGCCAGGTGCTCGAGCCGAGGTCGGAGTCCTCGCGCAGCGTGATCGCGCCGCCCGAGCTCGAGCTCGCGGGGCAATCGATGTCCGTGTCGAGGGTGCAGCCGCTCGTGACCGCGAAGCCAGTCTGCGCGGTGACCGTGCCGCCCAGGCTCGGGTTGTCGGGCACGGTCAGGTTGATCGTGCCGGCGCCGTTCGTGACGGCGACCCGGCCCGCGGTGCCCGCGATCGTCGCGAGCGTCGGCGCGCCGGAGCCGTCGCCGATCGGGATCTGGCCGTTCGTCTGAACCGCGAGCGAGCTCGGCGCCGCGCCGGCGCCGCCACCCACGACCAGGCCGCCAGCCGTCAGCGCGGAGCTCGAGGCGAGCGTGCCCGACGTCGTGTACGCGAGCACACCTCCGCTCGTCCCGGAGCCGATCCCCGTGCCGCCGCGCGCGACCGAGAGGACGCCCGAGACAGATGCCCCGGCTCCGAGATCGAGAGCTGCGTTCACCCACTGGCCGCCCGCACCACGGACCACCACCTGAGCGAGGGCGGGAGAGGTGATCGTGACGTCGGAGAGCTCGTCGATCGCGATCGCACCATCGCTACTCGTGCAGACGCCAGAGGCATTGCACGTGAAGTCTCCGGAGACGTTCCCGGAGTTCAGAAGCAGCCGCTCGCTTGTGCTGTCGGCGTTGTCCTTCTTGTAGAGCTCGCCGCCCAGGCTGTAGAGGATCGTGCGGCCGCTCGCGGGCGCGATCGGCTCCGCGATGTTGTCGATCATCTCCGTCCGGCGGCTGCCGTCCCCCGGGTCCGGGAACTCGACGGTCGTGCCCGCCGGACCCGTCAGGCGGAAGATATTGCCCGCCGCGTCCCAGAGCCACGAGAGGTCTCCGGTGCCGCCCTTGATGATCCAGCCCGCTCCGTTCACGGGCTCCGGGCCGACGGCGTCGCTGTCGATCGTGATCGTCGAGCTCGTGGTGCCCGTGAAGCCCGAGGCTCCGCAGTCGACCGAGTCCGCGACGAGGTTGCCCGAGGCGTTGAAGCGCGCGCAGCGGTTCGCAGTCGCGCCGCCAACCTTGAAGAACGTCAGGATGCCGTCAGCGAGATCCGCGAGGTCGAGGTCGAGCGGCTGGTATCCCGCCGCGGCCTCCGCGTCGCGCATGATCGCAGCGGGGATGTTCGCGTCGGGGAGTATCCCGGTGATCGCGTCCGGATCCGCGAGGTCGAGCTGCCCGTCGACCCAGTTCCCAGCGCTCTTGATCAGGACGGATCCGGTCGCCGGCGACGTGAGCGTGACGTCGTTGAGCCCCGCGAGCGCCGAAGCCACCGTGCCGTCGCCCGCTCCGCCCTGGATCGGCTCCGCGTAGGCGGGCGATCCGGTGAGAAGGCACACGAGTCCGATCAGGCCGCACGCGCGGCCAGTGAGTAGTCGCATCGTGACCTCCCTCTACGGACTCGGGACCGTGGTCGACGGTGTTCGCGACGCGACGCGGCCGCTGCCGTCGTAGGCGAGCACGTAGTAGAACGTGTACTCGGCGCCGGCGAACGCGAGCGAGCAGTCGACGTCGACCCGCACGTAGTTCGGGTTTCCGTTTGCGATCACGGTCGAAGTGATGCCGCGCGACGGGATCGGCACGGACGCGTAGACCGGCGTCTCGCGTGCGCAGCGGAAGCTCGGCGGGTGAGGCCCCGCTGTGCCGCCGACGCTCTCCGTGATCTTGATGGCGCTCCCCGCGTCGTCGCGGAAGACGAGCGTGTAGTGCCGCTCGGTGGGATCACCCGGGCCCGGATAGCCGATGCCCGCCACCGTCGAGAGGTCGACGCGGTAGCAATCGGTCGCTCCCATCCGCTTGACGCTCGCGTTCGAGATCGTCGCCAGGATGGGCGTTGGGTTCGTGGCCGAGAGATCGTCGTACACGTCGACCACGACGGAGCTGGCCGTGCCGGTGAGCGCGCAGGCCTTCGCGAAGTGGTGCTCGGTGCGCTCGGCCAGCGCGAGGCTTGGCAGAGCGAGCCATGCCGAGAGAAGCGCACACGAGAGGACCAGGTACTGCATCGATCCTCCTAGGTCTTGATGATCGCGTTGGCAGCCCGGGAGGGCTGCATGTTGTTGTGCGCCGCGCCGCCGCCCGTGGAGCTGCTGAGGTGGGTGCCGGAGGGGCTGGCGCTATCGGGTGCGCCAGCCACGCCTGAGCCTCCGACGGCGCGGGGGATGGTGTGCGTGTGGGCCGGCATCTCCGACTCGGTGATCACGTGAGTCTCCGCGCCGACGGTCGCGGCGAGCGCCCGGGCCGTGAGTCCTGCGCCCGTCCCGACACCGATGAGCGTGCGACCGCGCAGGTCGGGGACGTTGAACGTGGTGGCGCCGTCGCCCACTCCCCAGTTCGTACCGATCGCGGCGAAGAGCGCAGCGTAGGTCGTGCGGCTTACTGCCGCGCCGTCGCAGAGCAGGTAGCCGGTTGGGGCGACCGGTCCGCCGAAGTGCATCATCACGCCGGGCGGGATCAGCTGGTACGACTCGAGCGCTTGCCGGAGCTGCGTGAGGTCCTCGGGATCCGGCGTCAGGCCGGCGCCCGTGATGACCTCCTCGATCTCGCGCATCGGGTGCTCGATCGCCTCGGCGGGCACGATGCTCCCGTCGATGCCGCCGCCGGGGTTCGCGTTGATGTAGGGATCGCCGGGATCACCGCCGATCGGAGGGACGTATTCCATCTAGGCTCCCGTATAGGAGAAGAGGAGCCGCGAGTGGGCCGGCTTGGCTTCTCCGAGGATGCACTCGAGATCCTCGGCTCGAGCGATCAGACCGAGGTAGTCGCCGCAGCGGCTCGCGCCGGTGCGGAAGTACGTGACCCGCGGCTCGGGGACGTTCACGCGCCAGTAGTGGTGATCCGTGTACGACCCCCCGACGTGGTCGCCGACGTGCGACAGCCCGCAGACGAACGGGTGTGGCTCGTCGATCGTGACCGCGTACCCGATGAGAGCCGCGAGGGCGATGTAGAAGCCCGGGGACTGACCGCCTCCGAGCGTCAGCTTCTGCACGACGCGAGAGCGCCGCTCCTGCAGGGTGAGCACCGCGTCCGCGGGCGTGCACGGATCAGGCAGCTCGAGCACGCGCTCCCAGTCCTCGAGGAGCTGCACCGTCGAGCGCGGATCGGCCTCGTCGATCAGCTCGACCAGGCGGTTGTGGATGTCCCGGCAGACGGCCGCGATCGCGCCCAGGAACATCGAGAGGAAGGAGCCCGTCTCCTTCGGCCAGATCGCGCCGCGAGGAAGCAGCGCGACGAGCTGCGTCGTGTAGGCCTGCTCGTTGACCCGCACGCTACGCCCAGGTCACGGTCCCGAGCACAGGAATTGCACCCGCGCTCAGCACGACGTTCGCGCTCGGGACGGTCAGCACGTGGTCGACCTCGCCGGCGGCCTGCGAGATCGCCTCGCGGATGTGCGAGAGCAGGATCGTCCCGCCTGGGCTTCCCTCGCGCACGAACAGGTCCGAGAGCTCTGCGGAGATCGCAGCGCGGATCGCTGCGGTGTCGGCCGCCACGAGCTCGATCGTGAAGGCGACCGCGGTCGTCGTCGGAGCGGCGACCACGACATCGGCCGTCACCGGCCGCCGCGACGGGTCGTCGATGTAGTCCTGCACCGTGGCGATCTGTCCGGCGCTCGGAAGGATGCCTCCGCCCCCACCGCCCCCGTCCATGACGAAGAGGACGGAGACGAGCCCGATCGACGGAGAGGTTACCCACACGCGCGTGACGCCCGCGAGCGCGGCGAGCGCCCACGCCTCGTAGTCGTCGAAGGACCCCCCGTGCGGCGGGTTCCGCATCCGCTCGAGCACGCGGGCGCGCAGGCGCGCGTCGTCCTCCTGATCCGCGCCCCCGACCAGACCCGCGCCCGCGATGATTGCGGTCGAGCCCATCCCTGCTACGGGGATGCTCGACGCTAGCGTCACACCGGCGCTCGTGTTGCCGGACACGCCGGCCTCGACCGCTTCCACCGCAAGGTTCGCGACCCCGGCGGAGATCGTGCCGACGGCCGTGGTCAGGAACTCGACGCCATCGCTGCGGCGGAAGCTCGTGCCGACGACGATGACGGTGCCGTTCACCCCCGCGACGTCGACTGTGCCGCTCGCGTAGGTCGCCGGGATCCGCTGCAGGCCCCAGATCGCGGCCCAGCGCTCCAGGAACTCGAGCTCGGCCGTGTCAGGGAACACCTGCCGCGAGATCCAGCCGCCGAAGCCGTAGATCCCCCAGACCGCGGCCGCGATGATCCGCGCGAAGACGTCGAGCAGCGATCGCCGCAGGCGGCTGTCCGCGCCCGGCAACCGGTCGAGCTCGGCGCGCGCGTCCTCGGTGAGCTCGCCGAGGGTTGGGGTCTCGAACGGCATAGCACCTCACCCTTACGCGGTGCCGGACCAGACCAGCGCGTAGCGCTCCGGCACGTCGGTCGGCTTCGAGATCTCGACTCCGAGCGCGAGCACCCCGCGCGGCGCGCGCGGCACCAGGTCGTCGAGCCACGCCGCGTCCACGAGGACCTCGTCGGCGACTCCGTCCTCGACCATCCAGGCGAGCGCTTCGCGGGTGTACTCGCGCGCGCGGTTAAGCGTCTCCGGAAGCACCTTCTCGCGGCCGAGCAGCCAGAGCTTCGCGCCGAACTGGTCGCCCTTCACTTCGGCGAACCCGTCGCCCCACCAGCCGCGAGCGTCGTCGCCGCCGAACCGGATGACCTCCTCGGGGTTTGCACGCCGATCCGAGAACAGCGAGAGCAGGACCGACGTGCGAAGCGAGGCGTCGCGCCGAAGGTCTCCGTTCTCGATGCCGATGTCGCCGCCCTGGAGCTCGGGATTGAACTCGAGCATCACGTCCACCGTGGGAAGGATCGCAGCGCCCGACAGGAACGAGAAGGAGCTCACGGTCGGCGCGCTGGAGAGCACGATCAGGCCCTGCGTCGCGAGCGACGTGCCGCTCGCCTGGAAGAGCCCCTGGGTGATCAGGTTGAGACCGCTGCTCACAGCACGCCCCCGGTGTTTCCGGGCCCGGTGTCGACGCCCGTGTGCTGGTGGTCCAGGAACTCGTGCCCCTGGATCTCGACGCTCGGCGCGGACAGCGTGATCGCGCCGGATGCGGCGATCGCGACCGTGGCGCCCTCGAGCTCGAGCGCACCCGCGCTCTCGACACGCACGAGCGTCGCGCCGGAGACGGTGACTTCGCCCGCGCTCGTGACCTCGATCTTGTGGTCCCGGCGGAGAACGATCTCGTCGCCCTCGTCCGTGTAGAGCGCGACCTCGCCGGGCTCGAGCGAGCGGATGCGATACCGCCGGTCATCGACCGCGAGCACTAGGCCGTGCCCACGATCGCCGCCGACGAACAGGACGACCGCCTCCGCACCGGGGAACGGCACCG